AGTTTGATGAGTATAATATCAGATCAAACAAGAACACGGGTGAATGGGATTTTGATATGTTAGCTAATTTTGATGAAGAGATGTTAAAAGAAACAGGATTTAGTAGTGATGAGTTAGATAAAGTATTCAAAGGAGAAGATGTAGAAGAGGAAGAAGTAGTAGATGAACCTAAATCCAAAGAGGGAGAAATATATCAATTAGGAGAGCATAGGTTGATGTGTGGTGATTCTACGAAGGAAAGTGATATAGAAAGATTAATGAATGGGAAAAAGGCAGATATGATATATACTGATCCACCATTTAACATAGGGATAAAATACAATAAATATAAGGACAATAGAAAAAAAGAAGAATTTGAAGGATTTATAGAAAAACTAATATCTAACGCATTATTATTTAGTAAGGAAAATGTTGCAGTCTACTTCTGGTGTGATGAAGCATATATATGGATGATACAGAATATATATAGGAGATTAGAGATAGAGAATAAAAGAGTGTGTTTGTGGATAAAAGAAAATATGAATCCTGTACCTCAGGTAGGATATAACAAGGTATATGAACCATGTGTGTTAGGATGGAGAGGAAAGCCAGTGGTTAATACTAAAATAAAGTTCTTTAGCGAGATATTGAATAAGGATGTTGAAATGGAGAATTATGTAGATATATGGTTTGAGAGAAGAGATAATAGAAATGAATATGAACATCCAACACAGAAACCAATATCATTAGCACAGAAACCAATAACAATTAATTCACAGAGAGGAGATATAATATTAGATCTGTGTGGTGGATCTGGGTCTACATTACTATCTGCAGACCAAATAGGAAGAGTGTGTTATACAATGGAAATGGATGCAAGATATGTTGATGTTATCAGAAAGAGATACGCTAAATTAAAAGGTAAAGATGATTGGTTGGAAGCTACTCCAAAAGTAGAGTAATTTAGATATTTTAGATATAAAAGCTGGGAAAAATGGGGTATGACGATAGAAAAAATACAGAATTAGAAACGCTTGATAAGTATGAAAAACAAGTAGAAGAACTTATTAAGTTATTAGAAGGTGGTATGTGGGAAAGAGATGCCGCTAAGATGGCGGCTATACCTATTAGTACATATAACTATTGGAAAAAGAACATACCAGACTTTAAGAATAAAGTAGAACTTGCGATACTAACATATAAGAAGAATTTGATAAAAGCTGTTAATATCAATACAGTTAAGAGTGGTAAGATAGCATTAGAAGTATTAAAGACTAGATGGGGTAAGGAATGGAATATACCTAAGAAGCTACAAGTTAATGATGCTAGAGAAGAAACCAAAAAACAGATTAATATAATTTTAGGAATTGCTAAAGAAGATGACATTGATGAAGGAGAAGTACAGGGAGTATCAGGAGATGCTGAAGAGCCAGCCTCTTGAGAAGTACAAGAACCTTTGTAAGATCTTCTTCAAGGATAAGGATGGCGTTCCATTTCTACTAACCAATACTCAGGCTGAAATATTCCAGTACATATACGAACCTCAGTATGATAGGGTTGCAGTACTAACACCTACTCAGTATGGTAAGACAGACACAGTATCTCAGGCTATCGTTCAGATTGTAGTAGATAGAGTTGAAAAGGTAGCTATCGTAGCACCTAAAGCAGAACAGGCTAGTATCATTATGAATAGTGTTATTAAGCATATATTTGATAATGATTACTACAAGAACGAACTAGAGATTCAGGAAGGGCAAACATTAGAGAGATTGAAGAATGAAAGAAGTAGAAAAAGGATTACATTCAGAAATGGTAGTGAGATATATATACTAACAGCAGATACAAGAACAATCAGTAAGGAAGGTCAGGGTATGATGGGATTCGGTGCTACTATCATTGTTGTAGATGAAGCATCACTTATTCCAGACAAGGTATTCAATAAGATATTCAGAATGTTAGGTGGACAGAAAGGAGCTAAGTTAGTTAAGTTAGGTAATGCATTCTTTAGAAATCATTTCTGGAGAGCATTAAAGAGTGATAGGTATGTAAAGGTATGGATCAATTGGGAGATAGCTGTAGCAGAAGGAAGGTTTACAAAGGAGTTTATAGATGAAGCCAGAGAAGGACCAGACGCATTAGATGAAGAAGACTTTAATATTTTCTATAACTGTGTATTCCCAGAGAGAAGAGGAGAAAATTCATTAATAGAGGCATCATGGTATGAAGAAGCATGTAAGAGGGTAACTAAGAAGCTATCAGGATTTAGACAAGTAGGTATTGATGTAGCTAGAGGTGGTAAGGATAAAAGTACTTATTATCTAAGAGAAGATAATCAATTGATTAAAAGAAGAGTATTACCGAAGTGTAAGGACGATATGGAGTTAGTGGGATTCATACAAGAAGAATTAGAAAAAGATAAACCAGACATGATAGTAATAGATATTGTAAAGGATGCTGGTGTTCATGACAGATTGAAAGAGTTAGGATATACAAATATATACGGCATGAATGGTGGAGCATCTGCACCTAGTAGTGAAGATCTGGATGATGATTATGGAGATGATGAGATGACAGCACCTAAAGAGGAATTTCTTAATATGAGAGCTTGGACATACTGGAATTTACGAAAACTTTTGAGTAGTGGTACAATAGGAATATATGAGTATGATACAGATGAATTTAATGAATTGATGGAGCAAAACTATTTCTTTGTATCAGATAGGAAGAAGAAGATAGAAAGTAAAGAAGAAATTAAGAAAAGGCTTGGTAGATCACCAGATAAAGCTGATGCATTGTCATATTGCTTTGCACCAGTATCGCTAAATAATTTTGATTTTGATATAGTATAGTATGGACATTAGAAAGATTGGAAAGAACATAGGATCAGGAATAACTAAGTTCTTTTTGGGAAATTCTGTATCGTTATCTTCTTTTCTTGGTGGTATTGCTAGAGGTGCATGGACAAGGGGAGATTTAGCAGAACAATATTCAAGATATGTTTTCTCAATTATTAGGGCAAGATCTGAAGAGGCGGCTAAAATAGATTTCAAAACATACAAGATAGGTAAAGACGGAAAGAAGGAGAATATAGAAAGACATCCTTTTTTAGACTTAATGACTAGACCTAATCCTAATCAATCTCAATTTCAGTTCTTGGAGTTTTACTTTACCGACATGGATATATTCGGTGAGGCTTTCTGGTATATAGCTAGGGGTGAAAGATCTAAAATGCCAAAGGAACTGTACAGATTAAACCCAGCAAATGTAGATGTTGCACTAAGCAAGGATGAGGATGGTAATCAGGTTGTAGGATATGTGTTACATAAAGCAGATGGAAAAGATGTACCTTTAGAAGCTAGTGAAGTCTTACATGTAAAAACACCTAATCCAACTAATCCAGCAAGAGGTAAGAGTATTATAGAAGCTGGTAAGGATTATATTCAAACAGAAGGATATGCTAGTGATTGGACTAAGAATGCTATATATAATGCAGGAAGACCATCTGGAATATTAAATATTAAAGGAAAGATAAGCAAGGAAGAATTTGATAGGGTTAAGAGGAGATTTAAAGAATCATATTCTGGTACTAAGAATGCTGGTAAAACAATGTTAATAAAAGCGGCAGAAGGATTAGACTATCAGAAATTAGGAATGGAGCTACAAGAGGTAGCATTGAAAGAGATGAAGGACATGACAAGGGACGATATCATGTTCATGTTCAGAATGTCTAAAACATTAATGGGTATTAGTGATGATGTTAATAGATCGAATGCAAGGGAAGCTAAGGCTGTATTTATTGAGAACATCATTGTACCTATGCTTGATAGGCTTGTAGATCATATCAACGCTTTCTTTATTGAGGATTTTAATAGTAGAGCAGCTAAATACTATGATACAGAGGAAAAGTATTTTAAAGCAGGTAGTCAGGCTATTAATGATGTATTAGTAGGATATAAAGATCCTAGAATTATTGATGACGCTGAAAAGCTAGAACAATGGAAGGAAGGATATAATAAGTGGTTATCAACTAATGATATAAGAGCAGAAAAGGGATTAGAGCCTGTTGATGGCGGTGATGTTATATATATTCCATTTAACTTAGTGCCAATGGGAGGAAGTGTAAATACAGATAATAGTAAAGGTGTACAAGTAAATGATAAAGAGAATAAGGAAATTAATACTAAGGGAATGAATGAATCTGAATTTGTACAGACAATAACAAAGGAAGCTAAAGACAAAAAGAAACCCAAAAAGAAAAGGAAAGAAAAAGTATTAGCTCATAAGATAGCTGTAGGTAATAAGGAAATAGTTATTAACGATGAAGTAGCAGAAGGATTTAGGAAAACTATATTTGAAGGAGAGAAAGCATGGGAACTTAAGATACAAGAAGCTGTAGTAGCTGAATTTAAAAGACAAGAAGAAGAGATACTAAGTAGGAATACTAAAGCTAAAGGATACAAGAAGAAAGAATTAACCTCATGGATATTTGATAAGGCTAAAGCTAATGCAGAGTTTCTATTAACATTAGCACCTTTACTAGTAGAACTTATGAAAGACTTATCTAAAGAGGCTTTCAAGCTAGCTGGTAATGATAGTGGTGTTTTAGATATTGATGTACAGCTTATGCAGATAGTTAATGGCAGAATACAGAGATTTGCAGATAAAACAAATGATGATACTATAAAGAATATTGAAGACACCATTACAGAGGGACTTGCTAATAATGAAACGATATCAGAATTGAAAGAGAGAATACAATCAGTATATAAGGAAGCTACTGATGTGAGAGCTATAAGGATCGCAAGAACTGAATCGCTATTTGCTACTTGTGAATCTTCAGAAGAGGCATATAGACAATCTGGAGTACCTAAAAAGAGATGGTTTGCAGAACCGACAGCTTGTGAGTTTTGTAAAGAAAAGCATGGAAAGATAATAGGTATAGATGAGAACTTTGCTACAGTTGGAGAAACGATTACAGTTGGAGAGCATAGTTTACCTATTGATTATTCAGACATTACACATCCACCTCTTCATCCTAATTGTGAGTGTGCTATTTTACCTGTTATAGATAAAAGATGAGCGACTTATTAGAAATAATAAAAAGAGATGATATTGATTTAGATGTAACTATTACAGATACTGATGGTAATGCTATAGACTTAACTAATAAAACAGTTATATTTACAATGAAGGAGAATATGTTTGATGAGGACTATGTAATACAGAAGAGAATAACATCTCATACAGATCCAACAGAAGGAAAAACTAGAGTAGTATTAGATCATGATGATACTAATGTTACACCAAAGTATTACTTCTTTGATTTACAGGTGGTTAGTAGTACTGGAAAGGTAACATCTATTCCTAGAGGTCAGGTAAGAGTAATGCAGGATATAACCGCAGAAGCGAGTTAATTGACAAAGATATTTAAATTAACTAGAATTAATTATGGCAACTTTAAGTATATATGTTCAAGGAGCATCACCAACAGAAGTAGAAGCAACTGATAAAATACAGTTTGCAGAAGCTGCTTTTGATTCTGCTATTGCAGTAGGTCAATATAATGGAGCTACTCATGTAGAAACTAGTGTGGGTGGCAATAAATCATCTGGTAATACACCAAACAACAACAAATTCATATCACAGACAGGTGGTGGTGGTGGAGATTCTCAAGCAGATTGGGGAGATGGTACTGAAGATTTAGATCAGATCACAGACGCAGAAGCCACTTTACATATCAACTTTGCACATGGAGTTGCAGTATCTTGTTCTAATATTAAGATGTATGAGTATGATGGTACTACACCAGCTACACCTACAACTGATCTTGATACTAGGTTAGCAGAAGTAGGAGATACTAATTTTACCGAAGCTGAAGGAAGTGGATCACCTCTAAATCTTAGTGATTCTGGATCTGCTACATCGCACGACTTTTATGTTGTACCTTCTGTAAGTCCAGAAAGTGTAACAGAGAAGATAGGAGCATTTGCATTTGAATTACAATATCAATAGCATCTAATTTAAAAGATTATTAAAATGGAAGCAGGAAAAATATATACAGCAAAAGAAATACTCGAAGAATTAATAGCATCTAATAAAGATGTTAAGATGCCAGAATTTGGTGAAGTCAGAGTAAGAATTGCAGGTATAAGAGGTATTGTAACACCAGAGCATAAGATTCATATTCAAAATGGAACAGAAGAGATTGAAATAGTAATCGGTGCTGATGTCTATACATTAGCAGTTGCAAATTCCTAATATATTATTTAACAATTCAGTACAATGGCAACACTTACAAAATGGGTTGCTGGTTTGTCAAACGGTGAAACGGTCATTGAAAATCATGGACGATTCATTGAGAAGGATGGTGGTAAATCATCTTGGCAACAGCTACAACAATATCTAGTAGATAATAAACTAGATATAACTTCTATAAAGATTCGTGTATATGAGAAAATCGGACTTAAAACAGTTGTCCGAGATTTTAACCTACCTTCAAATAAATCTAAGTTCGCATCAGAACAGCCTTTAGATTTTGATTGTTCAGTACTAGTGAGAAAGATATTTAACGCTAGTATGCAAGAAATTCCAGACCTAGAAGAAGTATACATAGTAGGAACTGCATATTACTCATTCGGAAATGTTAAAATGATAGTAAGTAAGAAAGATCCTAATCAATCATGGATCAGTGTTAATTTAAGTAAATAGAGTATGTACGGTATAAAAGATTTTGCTAAAACAACTCTTAATGAGGCTTTAGATAGTTCTGAAACAGGGATTGATGTTGTAGATGCTGGTAAATTCTCTAGTATATTTTCAACCATATCTAGTATTAGAAGTTTTGTATTAACTATATGGAGTTCTACATACAACAAGCCTTCTGAAGATTCTGGAATGGAAAAGGTATTAGTTATCAACATTAGTAGTAATACATTAACTGTTATCAGAGGTTGGGATGGAACTACACCTAGTACACATAGTTCAGGAGATAACATAGCATTGTTTTTGAACGCAAGTAATATACAACAAATATTAGATATCCTTCCTTTTGGGGAGTATGGTGCAATTGTAGGTAAATCTAGACCTACAAGAACTCCGCTTGTTACATTCTGGTTTGACGATGGAGCGTCTACTGATTATACAATTCTAAGACCTTTATTTGCAGCACAAGGGGAAGTGGGAGCTATAAGCATAGTAACCGATATTGCTGATGGTGGAGCCGCTTTAACATGGACTCAAGCTCATACAATGGAAGATGAGGGGTGGGAGATAACCAATCATAGTAAATCACATAACCATTTAACATCATATACAGAAGCTCAATTAGAGTCAGATATTCAGGATTCTATTACAGCTTTTAGAAATCAAGGATTTGATCCTAAAGTGTACGCATATCCTTATAATGCTCACAATGAATTAGTAAGAAGAATAATGAGAAAATACTTTTATGCCGCTAGAGCTAATAGTGATGTTGTTAATCCAGTTACCTTAGAACACTACAATCTGCTTTCATATGATATAGACTCTTTTAATCTAACAGAAATATACGAATTGATAGACGAAGCTCAAAGAACAAATAGATGGTTAATATTCTATGGACATTCTGGTGGATATGATGCAGGAGATCAGACTAGCTTAAATACAGTAATTGATTATATACAAGCAGCAGGTATTCCTATTGTTACACCAACTGAAGGATTAGATATAATGGGTAACACTTTAGAAAGCGGTGATGGGCTAGGAGTAAGTGATGTAAGTACTAGATTAAACGCTCAGGTAGCAGTACCTTTGTTTGATAATGATGGTGGAGCTGGTACAGTAAATGCGAACATAGCAGTAGGTGCTGGTAATTCAATAGAACTAGGAACTGCAACAACAGCTTTAATGACATTCACGAGAGGATTACAATTGGGGTTATCTGGTGGGACAATTATGTTTGAGTTTACACCTTCCAATGCAGCTGTAGATCCCACATTCTTAAGGGATGGATCGACAGGCTGGTACATAAGATGGAGAGGTAGTTTGAATACAATATATTTCTATCAAGATGCATCTCACTTAGCTACATTTACAGGTACTGGATACTTTGTTAATGGCAAGAAGACACATGTAGCTTTCACAATAGGATCCAACCATAAAGTTAAATGTTATCTAAATGGTGATTATATAGGGGAAAATGCTACAGTATTTACCGTTGCACCTATATGGACAGAGCTAAGGAACTATTTAGCTACTACGAGCATTTTAATAAACAATTTAAGAGTATGGGATACTATTGAATTAACACAGGAGGAAATATGGCAAGAGATGTATAGTGAGTACGCTGTTAAGACTAGCGGATTGGAAAGACAGCTTAAAGGTCAATACTTCACAGGAACATACGGATCTCCAGCTAAATTTGCAAATGTAAAACAGTACGATTTAATACTCCCATAAGTAATTTGTATAGAATAGGAAAATGTCTAGTATATACAATATAGGAGATGAACTTATAGGAGAATTTCTGTTAGGAGAAGGAGAGATATTTCCAGCTGAAATTACTGCTACTAGAGGAATCACAACTAGTGGTTGGTTAATGCTGAATATAGAAAGAGATATTGTATTACAGGGTAAAGATTCTGCTAGTGTAGTAAGGCAGTTAGTACTAAATGCAAAAGATTATTCATCATCCTCATCATTGATTACATTACAAGCTAAAGCTAGTATACAATCATTCAGAAGTATCGTATTAAATGCTAAGGATACTGAAACTACTAATAGGACAATCAGGTTAGATTCAAAAGAAAATATATCAACAAACAGGGATATTAGGCTAGACTCGAAAGAATCAGATTCTACAAATAGAAATATAACAACAACAGGTAAAGATTCTGAACAGGTAATAAGAAATATACGATTAGACGCTAGCGACTCAATATCTATAGATACAGACATAACCCTACAATCGAAGGATAGTACTGATACTTCTAGGGATATAAATGTGATTGGTAAGGATAGTATATCGGAGAACAGGGATGTAACTGTAAGTGCAAAAGATACACAATCAGATGACAGGAACATTAGATTAATAGGAAAAGATAGTGTAACCGAAAATAGAGATATTGTTATTAATGCTAAGGATACAGAGAGTATATCTAATGAAATAAAAACAGGTGGTAAGGATCAACTATCTGAAAGTAGGAGTATCAACCTAGATGCTAAAGATACTTTGGATGAAAGTAGAAGTATCAGATTGGATTCTAAGAATGAAGCTACTACCGATAGAGATATTAGTTTAACAGGAAAAGATACTAGTAGTACTACAAGAGAGATAAGACTAATCGGAAAGAGTATAGAAGGTATCATAAGAAACATAGTACTTAATACTAAGGATATGATATCAGGAATTAGGGACATAAGATTGGATGCAAAAGACAGATTTAGTGATGATAGGGAAATTAGTATTGTAGGTAAAGATGTTGAAAGTACATTAAGGGATATAAAACTAACAGGTAGTGATGGTGAATCAACTGATAGAAATATTGTAGTAAATACAAAGGGTGTTATATCAACTAGTAGACAATTAAGAGTTCCAAGTCAAACAGCAGTAAGTAGGAATATATTATTAAGGCTTTTTGCCAGTGATTCATTTAGTGGCAGTAGGGAGATAAGAACCATTGGTAAAGAAACAATAGAAACTAGCAGAAGCATCAACCTAATAGGTAAAGATTTCTCAAACATAAATACCAATATAAGAGCTGATGCTAAGGAATACGAAAGTACAAATAGGGAGATAAAAACAATAGGTTATGATCAGGATAGCATATCAATAAATACAAGACTAAGTACTAAAGATAGTATAAATACGAACAGATCTATTAGGTTAGACGCATCAAGAAATGAGAGTACTATAAGAAATATAGTTTTAAATACATACGATAGAATATCAAGATCTATAGGAATCAAATTATTATCTGGACAGGGAGCAAGACAAGATACAGACATTACATTAAATGCTAAGGATGATTTCAATGATAGTAGAGGAATAACAGCAGTAGGTAGTGAAGTATTAGATAAGAATACTGATATTAGATTATCTACGAAGGACACATTTAACAGTAGTACTAATATAGTAAGTATAGGTAAAGATTCTTTTAATCAATCTACCAATATATCAACATATGGTAAAGAAGAAGAATCAATTGCTAGTCAAATAGGATTATTAGCTAAAGATGTATTCAATAGAGCAAGAGACATTGTTGTTAATGGGTATGAGAATATATCTACTAACAGAGGTATAAAACTTAATGTAGGAACTAGAGTAGAAAGTAGTAGAGCATTTAGAGTATTAGTAAGATTGGCAGATCCAATACCAGAGATGATGGCAAGTATAAATCCTAATAAGTTGAACATAGGATTGAATACTAACGACATGGAAGCCGTTGTATCGGCAAGAGGAATTAATGCAAATATTATTGTTAAGAAGCACGAAAGTGATATAGATGAAAAAGGTATAACTGGTACTATTCACAGATACTAGTTTTGTGCTATCATAATTAATAATGAAAAAGAAATTCACACAAGTTGTAGCAAAAATTCAAGATTTGGGAGAAGGAGAGCTTGAAGCTATCATTGCTACAGACGATCTCGACAGACACGGAGAGATTCTAGACATTGCAGGAGTTGAAGTTGATAAGTACCTAAAGAACCCAGTTGTTTTATGGGCGCACAAATACGATGAAACACCAGTAGCTAAAGCTATATCACTTGTTAAAGATGGTGGTAAACTAGTTGCTAGAATGAAGTTTGCAATAGATATAGATGAGTTTGCTAAAAAGGTATATGACTTATATAAGGGATTATATCTTAACGCATTTTCGATTGGTTTCATTCCTTTAGAAGAGAATGGAAACAAATATACAAGATCGGAGATGCTTGAATTTTCGGCAGTCCCAGTACCAGCCAACGCAAATGCACTTGCACTTGCTAAGGCAAAAGGTATTGACACTGATATTTTAAATTACTATACTAATGGTATGAAAACATTAAAAGACATTCTAAAAACCGAGGTTGATGATCTTACCGTCAAAGAGATCAAAGTTCTAAATGATAATATTAGCGAGCTTTCTGATGAACAGAAAGAGAAATTCGCATCCGTCCTTGAAACAAAGGATGATAAAAGTATTGTAAAAGAAATCGGTGGAATGCTTAGTGAAATGAAGAGTGAATTAAAGGAAGAGTTGAAGAAAGAATTTGATCCCGTAATTAAGAAAGATGTAGTAAATGACAAGCAAGTTGTAACAGACTCTTGGAAAAAGAAAGGTATTTTTGAGCCTACAAACGATGAAGAGAGATTAACAGTTTCTCAGAATCTGTTTAAGATGTATTTGAAAGGTCTTGTAGATCATAACATGAGTGAGTATCGTGAAGCAGTTGAGAAATCTGCTATGAATACTGATGGTGATTCTGCATTGATACCTCCTACTGAATTTTTCACAGCTGTTGAAAGACTCGAAGAGCAATACGGTGTTGCTAGAAGAGATGCTAAAACAATGCGTGGTAATAGAGCTAGTTTCACATTACTATTTGGTGATGATGATATGGAGCTTTATGATACTGATGAAGGTGGAATTAAGAAATCTAGCAAACTTAGCTACAGTACAGTTGAAACATTATATAGAAAGATGGCAGGTATTCTTCCTATTACGGATGAATTACTTGAAGATTCTGCAATTGATATCTGGAATGATGCTGTAAATAGAGTTGCAAGAGCTATTGCTAAGAAAGAAGATTACCTTGTATTCATGGAAACAGTTGAATCTGGTAAGAAATATAAAGGTATTTGTTATGCAAGTGGTACAAATGTTGTAACTATTAGTGGAGATAGCTTAGCAGATCTTGATGTTGATGATCTTATTGATGCTCAATATGGAGTTCCAACTCCTTCTGAAGAGAATGGTAAGTGGTATATGAATAGAAAGGTTATGCCTTATATATTGAAATTAGAGGACTCACAAGGTGATAAGATATGGCAGAGAGCAATGGCTGATGGTACACCTGCTACAATTCTAGGTAGACCTTACGAATTAGTAGAGGTAATGAATGGTACAGATGCTGCAGATACTCCATTTATTGTATTTGGTAATCTACAGTATACAACCTTAGCTACAAGAGTTGAGCTTGAGATGAAATACTTTGATGCTGGTACTGTACAAGATCCAGACGATGAGGAAGAGGAATTGAACCTAATCACTCAAGACATTCAGGTACTAAGAGCCAGAAAGAGAATGAACGCAAGAATCAGATTTGCAAAGGCATTCTCAGTTATCAAAACTGGTGCAGCTGCTAGCTAACATCATTTGATTTAGTATTTGGAACCCCTACCTATATGGTGGGGGTTTTTCTTTTATGCTAGAATAAATTATGATACAAAAAGAGATAAAACATAGAGGTATTATTAATCCTAAACAGCAATTAGGGAAAAAGAAAAGTAAGAAGAAAATAAAGATAAAATTTAAAGATGTTTAAAGATGTCTAAGTATACAGATCAGGATCATGTTGTTAATTACATTAAAAGAGAACTAACTGATGGAGAAGTGAACCTACTACCTGCAATGATAAAACAGGTATCTTTATACATAGATAACTATACAACCAGAAGCTGGAAGGATATAGACGCTAAGGAAGATACGGCGAAAACAGATAGGTATTTTGATGGTAGTGGGCAGAAAGAATTAGATGTAGATAACTTTAGGGACTTGGAATACATTAAGATCCTTGATTCTGATGGTAATGAATTTGATTCTTATGGACCATCTGATCTAAGTAATGTTATACAATATCCATTAAATAATGATGCTAAGACATCTGTATATTTAATATCTGGGAGATTTCCTTCATATCATAAGTGTGTAAAGATTAATGCTAGGTTTGATAGTGGAGATGTACCAGAGGATGTAATAATGGTAGCTACTTCTATGGTAGCTAAATTACTATCTAAGATGGGAGATGATATGAGAGGCAATGTAAAGGGTAAAAAGCTAGGGGACTTTTCTGTTACATATGGAGAAGTGCAGAATATTGCTAATCAAATGCAGGTAGAGGTTTCTATGTTAGATCAATATATGAGTATAGAGCTATGAGTACAATAGATGAGTTTATGAAAACGCAGTTCGATTTAAGCAGAATGATAGCTGTTGAGGGAGCTGAAACAGATGCAGAACAAGTAATAGCATCTGGATTAGGATTCCTACAACCTGTACAGGATAAAAGTCAACTATTAAATGAGGCAGATTGGGGAAAGGAGCATTGGTTATTTATTAAAAAGAATCTATCTGTACTAGCTGCTTTTAGATCTGTAATCGGAAATACTACAAACCCTGTTGAGAATGATACAGTAACCATAGATAGTGTAAAGTATGGAGTAAACGGTGTATCAGAATACAGTGATCCATTTGAAGGTACTGATGCACACCTTAAAATAGTTGTTACTAGAAGGACATCTAGTAACTATCAATAAAGATGCTAGACATAGAGTATAGAATGAAAATTTCACAATTCTTAGCAAACCCTGCTAAGTTTAGACCTGCTATAAGAGAGGCTTTGAAGTCATCTAGGATGATTGTTGTGGAACAAGAAGAGAAAGAAATGCCAGTATTAACAGGCAAGTCAAAAGACTTAATATCACCAAGCCCTATACATGAGAGCTGGAGAGGAGATTATTATACAGTAAATACTTCTGCTACTAACAATGGATTCTTTTACCCACTAGCTGTAGCAAGAGGTACTGGAAGATTCAGGGGATCAAGGCAAGATTTTCCATCGTTTGGAAGGGTTAGGAGTGGTGAGAGCAAGCAAAACAGGGGATCTGGTGGTATCAGACCTAATATGTTCGATATTAGAGCTAAGATAGGTGCAGAGCCTCTTCTAAAAAGGCACTTTATAGTAGAGATTAGAAGAGAAGCAAATAAAATGATAGAATCTAATAATGGATGAGCCAATGATAATTAAAAAGTATTTACACCAGAAATTAGTAGATGACTTCAGACTACTTAAAAATCCAGATACGGATAAACTTCTACTAGGTGATGTACAAAAGATATTCTTATCGTTTCCAGATAAATCGCCAGCTTGTGAAATATTAGCAGGAAGACCTGTTATAGAGCCTATGGGTATTGATTATGACATGAGATGGTACTCATTCAATGCTATAGTGGGGGACAAATTCGCATCAAACATAAACCAAGAACAGGCAGACGGTAAGATTGATAGACTTTCAAATGTTGAGGATGTTATACTTAATTATCTAGAGGCAATACCAAATAAAGCAGAAAACTTTGTAGAAAACGCACCAGTTAAAAGAATAGATATACAACCAGCAGTAGGTGGATTTGAAGATGCTAGTGATGGTTTAAGATATTATTTAGGAATAGAATTTAGCTTAGGTATTTTAGTTTATAATAAAGGATTATAGTTATGGCTAGGAAATATACAAAGAAAAAGGTTATCAAGAGTAAGAAAACAAACATATCAAATAGTACGACTATTGATAAAGTAGATGAAATGTCCTATACTTTTTTTAAGGATGATAAGAAAGTTGTGATTAAAGCAAGATCACAATCCGAAGCGATAGATAAATTCAACTCTATGAAATAATGCAAGCTGGTATACTAAGAAAGGTAAAAGGTGGACTCGCAAGAGAATCCGTTTATGGTGTAAAAGAAACATTACCAAACATTTTTCCTTTAGGTATGGTTGAATTTATGATGGAAGAAGTCATAGATAAAACCGAAAATAAAGCTATGCTTGGATCTACATATGAGGTTGATAAGGTAAGAGAAACAAATAGATATGCTAAACTTACATTGAAATTAAAGCTAGATGAGAACATACTTCCATTAATACTCTTACAGAATTTTTCAATATCAAGTTCTTTAGTTAGTGGTGAGAGTGCAGTATGGGAGCATGTATTAACATATTTACATAACAATGCCTCTGGAGAAGGTCAATCATTTACTTTCTTTGTAGATGATCCAGATTTGCAAGATGAGTACTATACAGGATTAAGATTTGATAAGTTTGACTTCCCTGTTGTTGTAAAAGATGAGGTGTATATTGAATTAACTGGTGTATCTAATTATCCAGTTGCACAATCTGTATCTATACCTATATCTGCATCACCTAATAGTTTCGTAGGTAAGAATACTACATTCCAATTAGCTAAGATTGCAGAAGAATTAGCAACACAAAGAGCTTTGAATTTGACATTAAGACATTCATACCCATTATCCGGAGATGATATAAACTTTGCATTAGGCAATGGTGGATTAACTCAGTTATTTACACAATCACCAAGATTTGGAATTGAGTTTAAAGATGTATTATCTGATTATGAACTTAGAACATTATGGTCAGATAATGAGGAAGTTAAAGCTAGAGCATCTCTAATAGATACTACTAGGTATGTAGAAGGTAGTGTTGCAAATACTAATCCTTCCGTTGTATTCGATTATCCAGCTGGATTCCTTACAGGGGATGGATTTAAGAGAGAGGGAGCAGCTAATGACATAAGACAGCAAAATATTAAGATATTACCTGTTGATGATCCTGCAGTAGAGAAAGCACCTGTAGAAATTACAGTTGTTAATGCTATTGAAGATTACGATATAGCTGCTGCATCATAATAAGAATTAAATTAACAATATGAATTGATATGATTCAACGAAAGATTCGTTTCGATCTTGCAGAGTATGATTCCAGTTGGAAAGGATGCTTTGTACTATTTGCTACAGATGGTTTTAAAAACTCCATAGAATTCAAGAAGAAGATTAGTGCTTTGAATAGAGAGGCTTTCTTAGCAGAAAGAGAATTAAAAAAGTTAAACTCTAAACTCAGTACAGATGCTACATTAGGCAAGGAATCAGATCCTAAGACAGTTAAAAAGGAAAAAGATTTATTAAAGAGGACAGATGAAATAGCATTAGAGATCATAGAAGAATATCAGAAACTGATATCAAAAAGTTTTGTTTCAGGTCAAATATTTGACGCTGAAAAGAACTCTACAAGGGATTTGGTAAGAGAAGATATGCTTGACTTTGATGAGGCTGTATTACAATTGATGGTACAAGCCATAACTGGAGAAATTACAAAAAAAAATTAGATGCATATAAAGGTTTCATATTAGGATTAGACAGCTGGGTAGAACCTGCAAAGGTAGATCCTAAAACAGGTAGAATATTATCAGAGGAGTATACTGTAGAGCCAGAAGAACTTTCAGAGGATGAATACTGGGATTTAATAAGATTCAAATATCAACAAGCTGTTGGTGGTGGTATTACTTGGGACCAGATAGACATGTTATCCCCTTATGAAGTACAATTAACTATATATTTACATGGCTTAGAAGCTCAGAAGGCTATGCAAGATGCTCAGAGTAAAGTAGATAATATGAGTTAAATACTATGAATCCTAATGCAATAGATATAAAGGTAACAGCACAAGATTTAGCCTCTACTACATTAGGAGGTGTAGGTAAGCAATTAAGTACATTAGAAGGATTGGCTAATAAAGTTTCAAAGGCGTTTGTATTAGCTGGTACAGCAATAATAGGGGCTGGTACTGCATCTTTAAAATCTGCAAGTGATTTTGAACAACAGGCTATTGCATTTAAGGTCATGTTGGGAAGTGCAGATCAAGCAATTACACTACTTAGTGATTTACAGGACTTTGCTAAAACTACACCATTTGAACTAACAGACCTTCAACAGTATACGAAACAATTACTCGCATATAACTTTGCAGCTGGTGAGATTATTCCAACATTAACATCAGTAGGTAATATTGCAGCTGGTGTAGGAGAAGATAAAATACCTATACTTATTAGAGCTTTAGGTCAAATTAGAGCTAAGGGGGAACTAAAAGGACAAGAGTTGTTGCAATTAACTGAAACAGGTTTACCGATAGCAGAAACTTTAGCAAAGAATGTAGGAGTATCAGTAAGACAATTAAACGAGGATGTATCAGGTCTTCATATACCATTCCAAGTAGTACTAGACAGTATTAAAGAAATTGAACAAACAAGATTTGCTGGATTAATGTCAGAACAAGCAAATAGTTTAAAGGGTATATTTTCAAATATCGGGGATGTACTAACAACAATAGGTACAAAGATTGGTATTAATTCTGGACTATTAGATACTGCAAAATACTATGCGAGAGGATTATTAGATGCATTAGATAAGTTCTCACAAGGAGAGGGGATAGCAAAGCTAACGGCAGATATTAAAGTATTCACAGTAATATTAAGACAAGGTACAAGTTATGTATCGTCATTTGTAACTGCGAATCAATCATTAATAACAACACTACTGAAGATAGGAACAGTAATAGGAGCAGGAATATTGATATGGAACTCGCTAATGGTAGTAATCAAAGGAGCTACAACATTACTTACTATGTTCTCTGGAATAATGGGACCTACATTAGCAATCACAATCGTACTAACTACTGTTTTATATGGATATATTAAGGCATTATCAAATAGCATTCAAAAACAAGTAGATATGAAATCTGTCGTTGAGGGAGTGAACAATGCCTTTAAAAAGACAGCAGACTTAGCTAAAGCCGCTGGGAACTCTACTACTGAAGCATCTTCACAAATGACAGAAGCAGCTGTAAACATGCAAAAGGCTATTGATAAAGAGAATAAAGCATATAAAGAACAATATGAGGATATTGTTAGAAATGCGAGAGAAAGATTATTATCTAATCAGCAACAGTTGGCTAGTGAAAAAAAGACATACGATGAAACTCAAAAGCAAAGAGAACAACAGCATAAGGATGAATTAACACAAATCAAAGATCTAAATAAGACAAGATTAGAAGATTTATCTACATCATTAAGGAGATCTATAGTAATAGGAAGTTCTACATATCAGGAAGATTTAGCAAACTATCGTAGGGTAGTTGAACAAACAAAGATGGAAAATCAGAAAAGAATTGATGATTCAGAATCTGCATTTAAGCAAGAAACAGAAACACAACTAGAAGAATATAATCAAAGAACAGATGCTTTAAGAAAACAGATACAAGATGATCAGAATATGTTAAATACCTATTCTGAAGAAATCAGGGGTATGAAGATAAGGGATAAAGAAGATGAGATTACTATATTAAAACAAACACATAAAGAAAGACTACAAGAAATAAGAAATCAGTATGACGATGAGGTTTCAATCGCTGAACAGGGTGCAGCTGGAATGTCTAGGGCTATGGAGATCGCAGCACAAGAATCAGAGGAAGCATGGGCAAAAGCATTTTCAGGAATACCTGTTGATCTAAAAATACAGATGCCTACTATACAAGATGCATTCTATGCAATATTCCAACCAGTAATAGATTGGCTTACAGATGTATTTTATAATGCATCAATAAGTATAGCTAAGACAGCTCAGTCTTTAGCATCATCTCTTGGGTTAAAAGGATTATATGATAGCAGTACAAAGTATCTCAAATCACAGGGAGTAAAGACAGGGGTTTCTGGGTCATGGGCTAAAGGATCAGAATCAATACCGAATGATCACCTTGCTTTGGTACATAAAGGAGAAAAGATAATACCAGCAAGTCAGAATCCAGATAATCCAGACAATGCAGGGCTTGGTATGTCGAGTAATAAATCTACAGTAATTAATAACTACTTTTATAATACAATGGTAGATGTAAATTCATTATCAAGTAGGATAAGTTTTCAACTTAGAAACTCATGAGCAATGTATATAAGCTAGAATACAATGGAATAACAATAGATGTAAGTTCTCAATACAGAATTACCAAACAAGAAGGACTAGATGGAATACCGATAAGAATATCAGAAGATCCAATTACTAATAAAGATGGTGGTAATATATGGAATCAGAAATATGCAATGAGGACAATGTCATTTGAAGGGTATATGTGGGGATATTCACCTAGTGATTTCATGACAAAAAGAAGAGCTTTAAACAAGGCTTTCTCTATAAATACAGAAAATATGCTGAGGGTTACAATGTGGGACGGATCTGTTAAAAGAATACCAGCCAAGATAGTAGAACAGCCAATGATTGTTGATGTTAGTGGGAAAGTAGATCAAACAAACTTTAGAGTAGAATTGAAAGCAGAAGATCCATTTTTCCTAGCAGATAATGAGCAAGAAATAACATTAGTATTAGAATCAGAGATTGGTTTTCCTGTACCTATGCCAGTACCTTCGCCTATTACTGGATCTGGTGGGAATATAGGAACAATCAATAATCTAGGAGATGTTGCAAATGTAGCTAGGTATAGAATTAAAAATACTGTTACTAATCCTACAGTTACCAATATGGCTAACGGACAATACTTTACAATACAAACGAGCTTAGTAGATAGTGAGTACATAGATGTATATATTGATCAAGGGAATCTATATATAACAAAGAATGACGGAAGTAATTATATGGAATATTTAAAGGGTCAAATGCCAGAAATCATATCTGGTAATAACGATTTAATGTTTACAGCTAATGAGTACTCGGCTACTGCAGAAGTAGAGGTTACATTCTCAAGTAAATTTTTATCTATATAACATGGTTACACTAGACATATATAGACTGGATGTAGAGAATGCCGAACTCAAAAAGATAGATGAGATCATTACTAACAAGAATTTTCAATGTACTAGAGCATTAAATGGTAATGGTGGTTTAATAACAGAGCTTAGTATTTTTGATAAAAAAGCATCTAAAGCTAATTTACAAAGATTTAGAAATCAGATTGCAGTAAGAAGAGATAATGAGATTATATGGTGGGGACCTTTAGTAAAGGTAAGTGGTGAAATGGATGATGTTAGTGGAAATATTACATTAGAAGGATCAGAATACCTACATCACTTTAAGAAAAGAAAGACTGATAAGTTAATTAAGTATGTAGAAGAGGATCAGGAAGATATTGCATGGGATTTAATAGATACTGTTCAAAGTAGGACAAACGGTACATTATTAGTTAATAGAGGAAGTCATGGGACATCAGTATCAATAAGCAAAGATTATGAATACGCAATAGTAGAAGAAAGTATTATAGATCTAGCAAATGTTGTTGATGGGTTTGATTTTACTTTCGATCCTGTTTTAGGAAGTGATGGTTTAATAGAGTCGACAAACTTTAATTGTTACTACCCTATGAAAGGTAGTGTAAGAAAAGATCTACCACCTCTACAAATAGGAGTTAATGTTAAAAAGATAGGATTTGTAACAAATACAGAATTAATAAACTCAGGAATAGCAGAAGGACAAGGAACAGGTACAACACCTATATCTGAATTAGAGTACGGAGAATCACAGAAAGGTTATACAAGAAGGGAAGAGTATCAATCATATAAGGATGTATCTTTATCCTCTGTATTAAGTTTGTACTTGAGATCTTATTTGAATAATCAAAGTGTTGAAGGATTTGATATTAATGCTGAATTAATGCCTAATAGAATACCTACATTTAATCAGATAACTTTAGGAGATATAATCAAAGTAGACTTTCAGGTTGAAGGAAGTGGTGGATATTTTGATATTAAGAAACAGGCTAGGGTTATTGAAATGGCAATAACTATTGATGAAAATGGAGTTGAGAGAGCAATACCTAAATTACAAATATTAGGATAATATGAATAATAGTTTAATACCAGTTGATAAATCATTTACTAACTTTCTAAAGAACCTTGATAAGAGATCATCAGCTTTAGAGAGAGCAAGACAGCCATATATAGGAGATTGGTATGAGATTAATACTGTTTTATTCTCGTATTACAGTAACAACTGGATAACTGTAGATTCATCATTAGATGTAGATATATTCTTTCAGGTAGGAGATAAGATAAGGATTTTTCAAGGTGGTAATGAAAAGTTCTTTTACATCATCTATATTGACGGAGCAAACAATAGAATAATGTTAAACGCTGGAGATGATTTTACTTACATCAATTCAACACTAACATATTTTGCGTTCTCAAGGTTAGCAAATCCTAGTGGGCATCCTTTAATATTTGACTACTCTACTGGTGTACAAATACAGACAAGCGATGGAATGAATGTATATGATGATACATCAGATTTCACAGGGAATATAAAAGAAGCTAAGTACAGTATGAATGGGTCGATCGTAAACATCTGGTATAACTTAGGTACTACTTCTTTAAGAAGTGGAGTGATTTCTTTACAGATATCTTCACCTTTTAAAGCTAGAGCTGATAGTGGGGATGGAATATGGCAATCTGGATTCTTATGGGAAGGAAGTATTGATAGCGGTACAGATATTGATATTATATCTAAGTGGTTAAACTTCACTTTATTAGTTGGTAGTTTTAACACAGAATTAGGTGTGAATATTGATGCCAGAAATTATGGAGTATTTGATTCTGGTATGTTTGGATGGGCTAGCGGATTTACGATACAAATTTAGAGAATTGAGAAATTTAAATTAACAAGCTATACTATACTATGTCATTTAGAGTATCTTCAATAAACAATAAAGGAGCCGCAGTAATAAGTGGATCAAATGTAGTAACAACAGGTATGACTGATAAAGATCATATGCATGTAGAGGAGAACTTTATTAGAAATGCTGGTGTTATTAATGAAGATGACTTTGAAGTATCTCAAAGAGCAGCTGGTGTAGATAGAAGTGTTGATGTTGCCGCTGGTGTTGCTTATGTACTTAACCATAGCTGGTCTTTAAATAGTGCTGCACAGGCTAGATATTGGCAAGCATTAAATTCAGCTGTGTATAATGTTCCATTAACCACAAATACTTCTGGTAATCCAAGAATAGATATCATATGTATTGAGATTGATACATCTGCACCTCCAGGTGAAACTGGTGGTGGAGCTATGGATATAATTGTTGTAGAAGGAACGCCTGCATCATCTCCTGTAGCACCTGCAGTACCAGATGATTGTTTGTTACTAGCAGAAGTCGCAGTAGCTAATGGTTATACATCTATAACAGATGCAAATATTACAGATAGAAGAATGCCATCAATACTCGGTGGAGATGCTGGAGATATTAAGATAACCGCTAAGGAAACTGCACCGTGGGGTTGGTTACTTTGTGATGGAAGTGCTATTAGTAGAACAATATACGCAGATTTGTTCGCTGCTATTGGTACAGCATTTGGAGATGGTGATGGGTCTACTACATTTAATCTACCAAATATGAAAGGTAAGGTCCCAGTAGGATTAAACTCCTCTGAAACAGAATTTGATACACTAGGAGAAACTGGTGGTGAAAAGACACACTTACTTACTGGACTGGAGAGTGGTGTTAAACCACATGACCACACAGTAAAATTAGCTGAAGGATCTGGTGGATCTTCGTATAAGGTAGCACAAGCTACAGCAAACCTATCAAATAGTCTTGGTGGTAATTTTGGTGGAACTGTAAATGCAACTGCTCAAAATGCTACAAATGCCCATAACAACCTCCAACCTTATATCGTGCTTAATTATGTGATTAAAATTTAATTTAATGAAGAATACAATTAAATATACACTTGCATATTTTGCAGGAGTATTAACTATAATAGGTATTGTATATATATTTAGAATACATTGTTGTGCAATGCTTTTATGGTTGATATTCAAGTAGGTATAACATAGACTAGAACTAGTATGACTGATACATTGATAACACAAATTGTAACCTTCGTAGTTGGATTTATAGTAGGATATTTAACTAGGAGCTTTAAAGAAAAAGATGAGAAGACGCTACTTAGAGGTTTAGTAACAATAATCGTTGTAGGTATATGGGCTTACAAGATGATTGCTACAGTACTTTTAAATGCAGTACCATTAACGACATTAGAGAATTTAATAATGGCTATTGTAGTAGGATCAATGTTTCCTCCTGCAAGTGGTGTAGCTGATTTTATTAAAGGAATAACTAATAAAAATGAAGAACCTAATGAAAAAGATAAAGGAACTAATTAAATATTACTTACCTAGCAATAGGTATGAGGTGATAGCTATGGGAATATCTATAGCATTCTTTGCTTTATTATTCATTATTGTTACACCTATTATTCAGGAAATGATTATAAATGCTGTACCAAGTAGTTATTATTTAAGCATTAACGAACCTGTTACAACAGATAGTGGATCGTATAAAACAGGGGATAATGTTGTGTTGAGTGTAAAACAAACATCTAAGATTACATCTAGTTCGTATACGATAAGAGAATTAGTTTTGTATGGAATAGATGGAAAAGAAATTATATTAAAATCTGATGATATAGTAGGGATAATTAAGCAAGGGGAGAGGAGTTTTGTGATAGTATTTGAATTGCCAGAAGATTTAGAAGATAATAAATATTACATAAGGGGATTATTAGTTTTTAAAGTAAGAGGTGTAGAGAAGACTATAGAGTGGATGAGTTCTAGCTTTATAGTAGAATAAATTGAATTAAGTAATATGAAATGGAATTAACTGTAATACAGAAGTTAATACCTACATCTAGGTATAACTGGAAAAGTTTGAAAGAAATGCAACCTAGTGGATTATGTGTACATAACACAGCTAACGAGGCACCAGCAGAAAATGAAGTTAGTTATATGATAAACACAGATTCTAAAACATCTTTTCATTATGCAGTAGATGATGTGAAGGCAGTTCAAGCATTACCAGAAAACAGAACAGGATGGCATGCTGGAGATAATCTAGGTAATGGAAATATGAAGCATATAGGGATAGAGATCTGTTATTCACTAGCTAAGAAGTTACCAGAAAAAGAAGTCTATGCAAAATTTGATAAGGCAGAAAAGAATGCAACAATTTTAATTGTTGATATGTTAAGGAGATATAACTGGGGAATGGATCATGTAAAGAAACATCAAGATTTTAGTGGTAAATACTGCCCTCATAGAACATTAGATCTAGGATGGAGTAGATTTTTAAATATGATAGAAAATCAAATGTTAGATAATAAGATTTTCAAAATGGGAGATACAATAAAGTTTAGTAGTAGAGGGAAACTCTATCATAAGAGTGGTGAACATTGGGGTTATGCAGAAAAAGGATCTGTAGCAAGAATAATTAATTATTTGGGAGTAGAAGGAGCATATCATAAGTTTGAGTTAGGATTTCATAATGTAGCAAATGTAGTCGTGAAGTATGGATCTAATTTTGATATCTTTGATGGAGAGATTACTAATACAGATGCAACTCCTGTATCTACACCAGAAGAGCCTGTAATCGATCCAGAGATAGAGAAGCTTAAAAATGATATAAAGATACTCGAACAAGAGAAGAAGAGCTTAGAAGGGGAGTTAAGGATTGCAAAAGAGGATCTGGAGAATGATACTAAGCTAATAGATAGCTTGAATGAGAAATTAAAAACATCTGAAGATATTAGATTAAAGGCGGTCAAAGAATTAAATGAATATAAAGATAGTGCTATTGGCAAGATAGTAGTAGCATTATCTAATATATTTAAGAAGAGTAAATAATTTTATTTTCTAATATAATGGACTTAACAACACTACAAGCAATCAATACACTATTAGGACTATTCAATCCTATTGTAATTGAGGTGCTAAAAGTATTAATCACGAATGATAAAACTCCAAAATGGGTATCATATGTGATTAGTTTTGTATTTAGTGCATTAGTTGGTTTAGTAACAACATTGTTAGCTGGGTATCAGTTCAATGACTGGACTACGATTGCTACATCAATAGCGTTTGTAGTTACATCTACACAGACATCTTACAACGCAATACTTAAAGCAATCGGTGTTACTGATACAGTTAAAAACTTTGTTAAAAGTAACTAATTAGAGGGTACTTGACAAAGATAAAAATTATCTTTAGATTCTTACTAGTAAAGTAAGATGAATTTAATATGAAGTATAAAAACAATATCATGAATAGAGAAATGGAAGGATACAGACTAGTTATTGAGGCTAGGAAAATCATTAAAAAGGTTAGCCAAGTATCTTGGAACTCGGATAAATTCGATAAAAGATTTCCATTAGAATTGCTAGATAAGGGAGATGAAGCTGAATACATAAAAACCATGTTAGGTTTCTTTGGAGATATAATACCTTTAGCAAACGAAATTAATACCTTTATTGAGAAAGAAAAAGAAACTCTCAAGTCTTTGGGTATTAGTGAAAAAGAAATTAATATGAATTTATTTAAGAAAAAATATGAAGACAAGAATACTCCATACTAAGATCTGGGAAGATACTTTTGTATGTGAACTTTCGGCAGTAGAAAAATTGGCGTTTATATACTTTCTCACTAACTCTCATGTTGGATTAACTGGGATTTACGAACTTTCTGATAGAGTCATATCATTTGACTTAAATATAAAAAATCCAGAAGAGTTGTTTTATATAAAAGAGAAGTTACAAAAAAACGATAAGATATATTTTAAAGACGGATTTGTAGCTATTAAGAATGCTCAGAAATATAATGACTACTCTAAGGGTAATGAGAATCAGAAAAAGGCTTTCTGTAGAGAATATGATATGTTACCTTCTAAGATAAAGGAGATATTAAAAGAGAACAATTTTGATATAGTTAATAACCCATTGATAACTAGTCGACAACTAGTTGACCAACTAGACATAAATAATAAATCAAAAATAATAAATAATAAAACAAAAAGAAAGGAGGTAATTGTGGATGATGGTAATGGTAATCCAGTAAGACTATCAGAATTACTACATCAGAATAAATAACTGCCATGTCAAAGAAAAGCGAGGAGAAAATAAAGAAACAGGCTAGAAGACACGCAAAGGCTAGATTTAAAGAAAGAGCTAATGTAAAGTTGAATAACACTAAGAGAGCAGAAATATTAAGTGGTATTAAGAATGGTAGATACGAATTATCAGACCGAGAAATAAAATCGGACAGGGGAGTAAGACTTATTTACAAAGTAGGAAAATACGATGTAGTAGTCGATGTGATGAGAAATGAAATCATCACGATATTGTATAGATAAATTTTTATATTTAATTAGATGAGCATACAAGTATTAAAAAAGGGAATGGAGGTATGGTGGATAGAGAATAATGGGAGAAGTAATCCTGCAGTAGTAAGGCATGGAATATATGAAGGCGATATAGAAAGTGATTATGATATAGAACCTGTACATATAATTAACCTAAGGGAAGGTAAGTACTTGACTATTAAAGAATATCTATTTAATAGTTTGAGGAATAGATGTAAATCAATAGAAAACTGGGCTAGCGGTAGATTATTTGACAAATATAACAATAAATTTAATCAAAACAAAGATGAACAGTAAAATAACAAAACCAGATCTAACACAATTAGCAGATGAATATATTGATGTTAGAAAAGATCTAAGATTAACTGAAAAGGCAATCAAAGATTTAGAAGAAGGATCTGAATTAGCAGAAGAGATTGAGAGAGTTAGTGATCAATTGAAAGCACTAAAAGCTAAAAGAAATAATGAAATAGAAGAGTTAGCTGAACTAAAAGATAGGAAAGTAGAAAAAGCAGGTAGAGCTAAGATGTTGGTTAGCGTAATAGGACAGAGAATAAAAGAGGAAGTACCCACACTTTTAGAAGATGTAAAACAGCCAGGTATTGTACATAAGGGATACAAGTTCTTCTTAAAAGATGAGTTAAGAGTTAAGAGAGAAAAGAAAAAATAAATTTAATATGAATTAATATGAAAGAGATAAAGGATTTATATTTAATGGTTAGAGATATATTATTACTAGATCCAAACACAAGAGATAGTGATAAGAAGCTAATATATCGAGTATGGCAAGAACAGGGATTTGTAACTTTCAAACTAGGAGATTTGCATTTTAACAGCATGGATGAGTTTATGAATGCTGCACATCCTAAAAGCATAATAGAATGTCGTAGGAAGCTACAGAGGGAGCAGGAACAACAAATTAGAGATGGTGTAGATATTCCAGATGGAAAGTTATTAGTAGCTGATGTAGAGATTCTTAATTTAAGAGATCAGAGAAACGCTGAAAAAGGTACTCATGTATATAGAGAACAGGTTACTTTATTTAAATAATTACAGGCTATTGACATTCATATACATTGTGGTAATATATATTAAATTAATATGAATGATATGAACAAAATGAATGACTACATAAGCAACTGCTGTAACGCAGGAGTAACAAACCCAAATAACGGAATCGGTATATGTACTGATTGTAAAGAGTGGTGTGAAGCTATCGAGGTTTTTGAGAAGCCAGATGAATTTTACAAAGACATCAAAGGAGAAGACACAATATTTATGACTGATGAATGGTTTGAATATGTCAAGGATCAAGCTGTAAAAGTTGTAAATATAATGTTAAACAGACCACTTAATCAATGGGATAGACTAATATCACAGATTGAAGATATAGATTGGTGTATGGTATGGAGAATGATACATCAGGATATGGAAGTGTTAAGAGATATAGATTGGGAATTTGAAAAAGAGATGGATATCAGGTGTGATATACAAGCAGATTTGATGAGAGATTTTATTTAAATTTATACATCAAAAATATGTTTTACAAGAGATATAACAAATAAAGATATGGAGAAAAAGGAAAGTATACCTACACCAGAACATTGTAATTGTAGATGTAATATTAAATTTTAATATATATTCAAATGAATAAAAGATTAGTAATAGATAAAGACTTAGAAAATTATAAAGAAGATCCTATTATCTTTAATAACATAGTAGAAAGAGAAGCTAAGGAAATGTCAAAGAGTGAAGATGATAAAATACTCGAAATATATTTAGTAGGGTACATAGAAAAGTATGGTTTAACAGAACTAAGGAAGATATTAGCTACTGTAGTTCGAGAAAAATAAATTTATATATATATATTTAAATGACAAACGAAATAACACAATTTGAAAGTGTGAAATCGGTATTTGAGAAAGATGAAACAAGAAGGAAGTTTGAAGAGATGCTTGGTAAAAAGGCTAGTGGCTTTATTGTATCTGTAATAAATGCAGTACAAAATAGTGACATGCTACAGAAAGCAGATAGAAACTCTATACTATTTTCTGCGGCTACAGCTGCAAGTTTAGATTTACCTATTAACGAGAATCTGGGATTTGCGTATATAGTACCCTACAACAGAAAACAAAAGGATGGTACATATCAGGTATTAGCACAATTTCAATTAGGATACAAAGGATTCATACAATTAGCACAAAGGTCAGGACAATTTAAAACTATAAACGCTACAGATGTTAGAGAAGGAGAGATCGAGAGTTTAGATAGATTAACAGGTGAGATTGTTTTTAACTGGATAGAAGACAAGGATGTAAGAGATAAGACAAAGGTAATAGGATATGTTGGATATTTCAAGATGATAAATGGGTTCGAGAAAACCTTATTTATGACAAACGCAGATCTTAAAAATCATGGTAAAGAATATTCACAATCATTTAAAAAGGGTTATGGATTATGGGAAGATAAATTTGATGCTATGGCTATTAAGACAGTACTTAAATTACTTTTAAGTAAGTATGCACCTCTATCTATTGAAATGCAGAAGGCTGTATTAGCAGATCAGGCAATAGTAGATGATTGGGATGGGAACAGTCTACATTACCCAGACAATGAGAATGTAATACCAGAAGTAGGAGATGTTGCAGATGCTAAGGAAAAAGATAGAATACTAGACTTTATTAGTAAAGCTAAAACTATGGAAGAGTTAGATGATCTTGATGAGAAGATTGATTTTGAAGAGAATGAGGAGATAACTAATGCATTTAACGCAAAAGTAGAAGAGCTTAGTAAGAAAGCTAAAAAATAGTATTGACAAACATATACACTATGTATATATTATATTAATTAATATGAAATAAAAGAATAATATGAATAATGTAGACTTCTCAACTTACAAATTCAGATGTTCAGAGTTAGGTTTATTGATGGTTAATCCTAGAAGTAAAAAAGAGAAACTATCAAAAACTACAATGTCCGCTTTAGATGATATTTATATTAGAGAAGTGTGGGGTAGAGATAAGGATATATCAAGTAAATATTTAGATAAGGGAAATTACACAGAAGAGGATAGTATAGATCTTTTATATAAGAAATATGGAAAGTTGTTTATCAAAAATAAAGAGCATTTATCTAACGACTTCATAACTGGAACACCAGATATTATTGATGATGAGATATACGATTTAAAATCTAGTTGGGATATATGGACATTCAGAGCATCAGATGGAAGTAACAAAGATTACTTTTGGCAAGGATTAGGATATATGTGGTTGACTAAGAGATTAAAGTTCAGACTAGCATATTGTTTAAATGATACACCAGAGCATTTAGTAGTAGGGGAACAGAAGAGGGCAGTATATGGAGCAGGTCAAGATCCAGAAAGTATTGAAGGAATGGAAACTATGGAAAAGGTAGAAAAGAATCTTATATTTAAAGATATACCTTGGGAGAAGAGAATCAAAGTATTTGAATATGATTTTAACGCAGATCTTGTAGAACAACTTAAAACAAGAATCATGGATGCTAGAGAATATTTAAACACAGTAGAACTATGAGAAAAGAATTAAAAGTAGGAATAAAAGTAAATACATACAAACCTAGAAGTAAGAAAAGAAAAGAAGCAATAAAGAAATATGAGAATAGGATCAAGATAGGAAAAAAGATATTTAACAAAGATATAAAAAGAAAGTTAGATAGTAAGTAAATCCCTAGATCTGGTTTCCAAAAGACTACTGGATCATAGGATTTGCTTATGGTTAATTAAATTTTTAATAAATTAATATGAAAATAGTTAAACTTACTTCTGAGAATATCAAGAAGCTAAAGGCTGTAGAGATAGAGCCTACAGAAGCATTAGTAAAGATAACGGGAAAGAATGCACAAGGTAAGACAAGTGTATTAGATTCAATTCTATACGCACTAGCTGGTAAGAAAGCCATACCAGAAATGCCCATTAGGAATGGTGAAGAGAATGCGAAAATAACATTAGACTTAGGAGAGATAGTAGTAGAAAGAAGTTTTACACAAAACAATTCATATCTAAAAGTTACGACCAAAGAAGGAGCAGAATATCCAAAAGCTCAAGAGAAACTATCAGGTTTAGTAAAGAATATAAGTTTTGACCCATTAGAGTTTGCGAATAAAAATAGTAGTGAACAAGTAAATATATTAACTGCACTATTAGGTATACATGATCAATTAGCAGAGATTGATAGAGAGTATGAAGAATCGTATTCAGAAAGAACAGTATCAAACAGAAAACTCAAGGATGCTACAGCTAAATTGAATGTAGAGAAACCAGAGGATAAGTACTTCACGATGGAAAAGATAGATATAGCATCTGTATCTGATGAACTGGAGTCGGAAAGAGAGAAGTATCAAACAATTAAGACTACTGAAGCTGATATTGAAGAAGTCAACAATGAAATTAAAGACTTGGAAGAAAGTATTAAGAAGTGTAGAGGGGAGAAAGATAGGTTGGAGAAACTGAAGGTAGAACTTGATAAAGAGTTTGATATGGACAAGGGAAAGCAACTAAAAGAAAAGTTAGATTCTGCTACTGAAATTAACGAATATATTATGAAAGCAGAAGCATATAAACAACAGGAAGAAGAGGTACATGAAATGGAAAATGAGTCCAAACAATGGGATGACAAGATTAAAGATAACAGAGAAAGGAGAGCCGAGATTATTGGAAATAGCGAAATGCCGATTGAGAATCTAGGGATAAATATGGAAGGTATTGTAACTTATAACGACATTCCTTTTGATCAGTTATCAGGAGCAGAAAGATTGAAGGTATCTTTATCAGTAGCTATGGCAATGAATCCAGAGTTACGAGTAATTAGGATATTAGATGGAAGTCTATTAGATGAAGATAACCTACAAGTAATAGGAGAAATGGCTAAGGAAAATGACTATCAGGTATGGATTGAAATAGTAGACAGCACAGGGGAAGTAGGATTCTATATAGAAGAGGGAGAATTAAAGAATATATAAAAAAGTAAGAGTAATATACCAATGAAAAAAGAAAAATATCTATCATATAGCGAAGTAAAAAAGAAAAGTCCTTTAAGTGAACATACGATACACAAGAGATTTCATGGAAAGAATCCTAGTAAGTATGGGGTAATTTGGGTAGAGGAAATTAAGAAAGTTAAAAAAGTATCTGAAAAAGATTTTAATAAGTTCTTTAAAACTAAGCAAAAGCCCGGTAAGAAAAAGAAAATATAGGCTATTGACAATGTGGTACACTATGGTACTATGTAGATAGAAATAAGATGAATTAATATGAATCTAATATATGCAAACTGTCTATATGCTAAGTATCATAAAGTATCTACTAATAATCAGGAGAGAGAACAAGGAGATCGGAGAGGTAATAAGTTCAAAGTTAGTAGAGAAAAATACAGTACAAAAGAAAATATACTGGAATAACAAACTGAAAGAATCAAAGAAGAAGAAGAACATAGCCATAAATAAGATCAAGGAAATATTGAAGAATAAACCAAAGATATATAAGATGATAGAGTCAAGAGTAAAGATATAAATTTATATGAAATTAATATGAAACAAACAATCATAACAGTAGTAGGCTTAATGATAATAGTAGCTACAGTAATTACACTTATCATAATAGCAATAATCAAAACAGCAGATAGTTACAGCAAGGCATTAGATACATGTATAGATAATGGTTACAGTAGAGAATATTGTGAGATGATGCTTAATTAAATTAAGTTATATATAAGATGGAAGACGAGCCGAAGACATTAAAAGAATTGGTGTGTCAAAACACTAATAGTGAGTTATACCGAACAGTTCCAGATTATAGACTGCGTAGAAGATTTTAAATTAAAAAACAAGGAGAACTAAGATGAAAATGACTTGTGATGGATGGGACAAAATAAAGGCAATTACGCAACTGAAGAAGGAAATAAAAGAAGAGACAGGTCTTGATGTGGAAGAAATTATTATCGTAGATTTTGAACCCTGGATGAATAATTACGATGGTAAAGAGGAGAAACTAATGAATATTGAGTTTTACATACCAATTAGTTTAGTTAATTCAACCAACAAGAAAGATGAATAAACCAAAGACACCAATGAGTAAAGAGAAGAAAGAGATAACTTGGATATGTGCAGAGTGTGGCAAGAAATACGGAAACAGAGAGTGTGGTATAGCAACTTGGCATGAAGCTGTCTGCGACATTTGTGGTAAAAAAACAGAGGTAACAGAACCAAGAGATTTTGGATATACAAATAAAAAGAAGTTATCTAAATTAAAAGCCAATAAGTAATATGGAGAAGAAAGAAAAAGAAAGACTAGAGAGGATAGAAGAAAAGCTAGACATACTTTTTGACTTAATAAAAGGGAAACTAACTACTGGGGTTTATACCTCTGGGAATACTGATAGAATAACCCTTCCTGTGACAATGACTGAAGAAGAAAAAGACATTGAAGGCTGGGAGAAAGAATGGGAGATTACTCCTGTTTATAATCAGGTTTCTTTTATCAAGGCATTGTTAGACAAAGCAAGGGAGGAGGTAATAACAGATGTGTTCAAAGCAGGACACAATGAGATGTATGATAAAGATGGAAATAGAGAATTGCTAAAACTACACGAGTATTTATGCAAGAAATATTTATCTAAATTAAAAGACAATAAGTAATATGGAGAAGAAAGTATTGTTAAATAGAGAAAACATAATGAGGTTAGGAACTGAGTATGGTTGGTATATATTCTTTGATATAAATAAAAACGACTTTGAAGAATTTGAAACAATAACAATATCTTGTTTGAACGGAGAAAACAAAGTATCTATTAGAAGAGTGATTGCAACACAGAACGAAACGAAAGAGTCCATTGATTATCAATTAAGAGATATAATCCATTACTTCCAGAGAGATTTGCTTGAGAGAGATATTAAGAATCTAATAGAGAGAATAATAAAATTAAAAGAGAAAAAATGAAAACACCAAATAGCTTAAGAAAATACTTAGGACCATATTCTGCATGTGTATTTGATACGCTATCAGGAGAGTGTGTAGCATGGGGACATACAGTAAATAGAAGTGCTAGTAAAGAAATACTGGATCAACTCAAAGAGCATGGAGAGATGGCGTACCTATTGAACAATCAGTTAGAGAAAGTGTGGTGCTTAATAACAAGGAGTTTAACTATAGAAGAAGCTATTAATAGGTATGGGAAGATTAAAAAGATACAGGTAGGGTCAAGAGGTGGATATAAAACAATTACATTTGGAAATACAACCTTTAAATCTAGGAGATTAGATCCTAGAAAAACGAAGTTCTTTAATAAAAGGATTGTAGAAGTAGTAAAATAGGTAATGGAAATATACAAATATGATCCTAAAGCTGGATATCAATTAAGGAAGTGTGAAGTTTGTGGGAGGTTGCGTATTTGTTGCCAACATCATATAGATGGAAGAAAGAATACAGATCGTATAATATGGGTATGTTCTAATAAAAGGGACGAGATACTATATACAGATCCATGTCATATGAAAATCCACGATCCAACAGCATTTAAACTACCTGCTGATTGGGCATATAAGAATGGTTATTTAGTAAAGTTAGATTCAGTATACAGACCTAAGAAGAAAAGTGCTAAGAAATGGAAGTTGAAAAAAGGAATAGGACTTGATATGGTTAAATAAAAATATGAATACAAAACTGCTCAGAAAAAGAATAGTCGACAACTTTTGCGAAGATAGTAGTGAATTAAGTGTGTTAGTATCTGTGGATCAGATATTAAAGTTCACAATAAAAGAGAGAAGAAAAGAGAGAGTAAGTATAAAGAATCACATTGAAAAGATTAAGGCACAAGTAGTTTCTGAAGATAGTAGAAAAATAATTAATTCTGTATTAGTATTAATAGAGGATGAATTTCCTACTAAGTGAATTAAAATGAACTAAAAATAATATGAATCAAACAGTAGATATACTTATTCCTACATATAACAGGAGAGATCTATTAGAGCAATGTTTACAGAGTCTACTTACACAGTCATATCAAAACTTCAAAGTATATATCTATGATGATGGTGGTAATGATGATAGTTACTTAATAGCTAAAGAATTTTCTGAAAAAGGAATGGATATACTGTTCGTGAAAGGAGCTGAAAACAATGGAGTTGCCTATGCCAGAAATATGTTATTAACAATGGGTCATAGTGATTACTGTATGTGGCAGGACTCAGACGATATTGCACACAATAGAAGGGTTGAGAAGATGTTAGGAGCTATAATTGATCAGAAAGTAGATGTAGTATTTTCAGATATGTTCTTTTTCAAGCACCCAGCACCATATAGAAATACTCATACTGTACATAGTGTTGATATTAAGAAATATGTTGATAGAAACGGACTCTACAACAACATGAATTTTGCTACTGCAATATTTAAAAGAAGTATTGGAAGACTAAGATTTGACACTAATTTAAGAAGAAGAGAAGATGTTAAATGGTTAGAGCAATTAATTAAAAAAGGAACCAAATTTGGATATGTACAAATACCATTGTATTATTGCAGAAGGCATGATGGGAGATTAACGACAAAAAAATAAATTAATAAGAAACAAACATGAATAAAATAGTAATAGATACATATTGGCAACAGGAAGATAACTTTGGAGATAAACTAACTCCATATATTTTAGAGAAACTATTTCATGTGAAAGCAAGGTTTGCAAAAAGAGGTAAGAAGTTACTAGGCATTGGATCTATACTAACTCATGCAGAAAAAGGAGATACCATTTGGGGAAGTGGATTATTAAGTCCTCAACATTTACCTAAATCTAAGAGGATTAATGTATTAGCAGTAAGAGGACCTTTGACTAGGAAATACTTAAAGGGAATAGGGGTAAAGATAGGAAATGTACCATTTGGAGATCCTGCTTTATTACTTCCTAAAGTATATAAACCAAAGGTAGAAAAGCAGTATAAAATAGGTATCACACCACATTATGTAGATATATCTATAGCTGAAGAGCAATTTCCCAAATATCACTTAATAAGACCAGACTTACCAATAGAAGAGTATATTGATGAAGTAAATAAATGTGAGCTAATAGTTTCGTCCTCACTTCATGGATTAATATGTTCTGATGCTTATGGAATACCTAATTCAGAATTGCTACTTTCAGATATGGTACTTGGCAATGGATTCAAGTTCAAAGACTATAAAGAGTCTAAAGAGTTTATAGACTTAGACGGGTTAGAGAAGGTACTTAAATTGTGGATAAAAGAGCAATGCGATTAATAGTAGTTATGAATGTATTTAACGAGGCAAGAAATATTGCGAAAGCAATAGAAAGTGTACATGATGTAGCAGATGAGATATGGGTATATGATGGTGCATATAAAGAATATCCTCATGACAATATACATTCAACTGATGGTACTGTAGAAATAGCAAAGCAATATGAGAAGGTAAAAGTATTCCAGATAGATAAAGCGTGGGAGAACCAGCTAGTTAAGAGGACAGCAATGTTTGATGGTGGTAAGAAAGGGGATTATTTCTTTAAACTAGATGGTGATGAGTATGTAACTAACCCAGAGAGAATTAGAGAGTACATGAATAAGGATGTAGGTTTGGGATGGACAGTATCTAACCTATACGACAAACCAGTAATGATAACTAGATTGTTTAAATACAGGAAAGGAATGCATTATGCTGGTAGGCATCATTGGTTGTTTGATGGAGACAATACATTTATTACTTCTGATCAGAATATTAATCCAAAGTACAGTTATGAATATACGGATATAAGAGTAGTTAATTTCAGGGATTCTTCTTCACCAGAAAGGAAGGATGATAAGAAACAATTTTTAAGAAATAGGGTTTCATATGAAGGAAAATATCAAAAAGAAGATGAAGTGTATCCTAATAAGAAAGTAGAGTTAGTACCCCATGAACATAGGGCTGGAAGACCGAATGATAATACAATGGTTATTAGGGAATGTAAAAACCCAGAATACACTATGTCATTAATGTTTAGTAGGAGATGGGCTTTAAGAAGGTACTTTAAACATCTTAAGAGAATGGTAATACCAGAGCATACGGAGGTTGTATGTGTAGTAGATACATTAGATATCAACACTAGGCAGAAGGTTGTGGATAAGTTATCTCAAAGCGAAAAGTTTGA